GAATCGCGATCTCGTCGATGTCCTTGAGTCAGGCATGGGCATGAGAGACGAGCCGCTCGTCATCTATGTGACGACGGCTGGCATGGATCGCGTCGGCCCCTGCTACGAGGAGTGGCAGCGGGCGCTCAAGGTTCGCGACGGGATCATCAACGATCCGACGTTTCTGCCGTGCATATTTGCGGCCGATCAGGATGATGACATCTTCGCGGAAACAACTTGGAAGAAGGCTAATCCGAACTACGGCATCACCGTCCGCAAGGAGTTCATGGAGCGCGAGGCGATGCTCGCCCGCGAGAGCGTGGCCGAGGAAGTCAAATTCCGCACCCTCTACTTGAACCAGTGGGTCAGCAACGGCGCCAATAAGTTCTTCCGCACCGGCCAGTGGGAAGCGTGCAACGCGCCGCTGCGGCCGACTGAGGGCCGCCCGTGCTACTGCGGCCTCGACTTGTCGAGCACCAGCGACACGACGGCGTTCTGCGCCATCTGGCCTGACGAGGATGGCTCCTTCGACGTGTTCACCCATCTCTTCATCCCCGACGAGGGCGCCGACCGCGACGAAGCACCGTATCGTCAATGGGCCAAGGATGGATTTGTTACACTTACAGAAGGCAACGTGACGGATTATGACGTGGTTCGCGACTACGTTCTCTCGTTTTGCGAGAAGAACTGGGTCAAGTCTGTTGCCATTGACCGATGGAATGCCACCCATTTGACGACGCAACTCGTCAACGAGGGGGTGGACGTGAAGCCGTATGGACAAGGGTACGCCAGCCTCTCGGCCCCGACGAAGCTGCTAAGTACCCTCGTCTCAAGCCAGAAAATCCGCCACGCGGGCAATCCGCCGCTGGCCCTCCATATCAGCAACATGCAGGTGAAGCAGGACGACGCGGGCAACATTAAGCCGACGAAGAGCCACTCGCACGCCACCGGACGAATTGACGCCGCTGTCGCTTTGATAATGCCGCTGGGCGTGTGCTCCGCGGAGGCCCAAGGCCAAGACGACGAACCCAACATTCTCCTGATCTGATGCCAGACGAAACGCAAGCAGTCGAAGATATCGTCGAAATGCGCAGCGGCATCTCCCGCGTGTTCGAGGAGATGATCGAGCAGAAGAAGACGACCGCGGGCGTCTACGTCACGCCAGAGGCGAGTCTTCAGTGCAGTGCGATCCTGGCGGCCGTCAAGGTCGTCAGCGAATCCGTCGCCAGCCTGCCCCTCCAGCTCTACGAGCGGACGAGCGACGGCAAGCGGATTGCCGAGGAGCACCCGCTCTATGACGTTCTCGCCCACGAGCCGAACGACTGGATGACGGCGTTTGAGTTCAAAGAATTGATGCAGTCGTGGCGGATGTTGTGGGGTGTCGGCTACTCGTGGATCAAGCCTGGCCGGCGCGGCGCCGTAGATCAGTTGATCCCGCTGCACCCGTCGCGGATGAAGCCAGAGCGGCTGAAGAACGGCCGGCTGCGGTACGCCTACTCCGAGCCGAATAGCCCGACGCCGACGTATTACCGGCAGGATCAGGTCTTCGCCTATCGCGGCCTCTCGCCGGACGGCGTGAACTGCTACATCCCGACGGTCTTGATGCGGGACGCGATCGCTCTGGCTCGCGCCGCCGAACTGCACTCCGGTGCATTCTTCGGCAACGGAGCGCGTGCCGGCACGGTCATTGAAACCGATCAGCCCATGAAGCCCGAGACGCTCCAGCGGCTCCGGCAGCAATGGGAGGATATGCACCGCGGCCCAGAGAACTCCCATAAAACGGCCGTCCTCCCCCACGGCGCTCATCTCAAGGAGATGACCGTCAATAATGACACGAATCGTCTTCTGGAAACGCGACGCCATCAGATCGAGGAGGTGGCCCGCGCCTTTCGGGTGCCGGCCTACATGATCGGCGACTTGTCGAAGTCTTCGTATTCGTCGGTCGAGCAGCAGGCCATCGACTTCGTCACGTTCACGCTGGTGCCGGATTTGCGCCGATTCGAGGCCGCCTGCCGCCGCGACTTGGTCGTGGATGACAAGCGGTATTTCGCCCAGTTCGATGTCTCCGCGCTGCTCGTCGGCGACTTCGCCGCCAGGGCCAGCTTCCTGCGTGAGATGTGGAACCTCGGCGTCTTCAGTACCAACGAGGTGCGTCAGCAACTGGGCTACAACCCCGTCGAAGGCGGCGACAAGCGGTTCGTGCAGGTCAATATGCAACTGCTCGAGAACTACACGCCGGGGAACCCGACGGCCGCGCCGACGAAAGTATCGGAGCAACCGGCCAATGAACCTGCCAGCGAGGCTCCAGTGCCGACTGACCCGGCCGCTGCCGGTGAGTCCCGTGCCGCCGAGGTCGTCTTCACTTCGACGCTTCGGCGACTCGCCGCCATCGAGGCCGACGGGATTCTCGAGCGACGCAACAAGCCGGCCAAGCTGGCGGCTTGGCTTGAAACGCACGAGCAGCGGATGCGAACGGAATTGTGCGACGCCGCAGAGGCTACTGGCCGCGATATCGACGGCTTCGTATCCGGCTGGATGGAGAAGTCGCGGGATTTGCTTCTTGATTGCCACCGCAGTGGCAAGTCTTACGAGGAGGTCACTGGATCATGGACGGATCGAGCGAACTTGAGCGACGCCTGATCGGCGAGGTGCCGGGGCTTGAAGTCAAGGAAGACCAGAATGGCCGCACGGTCATTCGGGGCTACGCCGCCGTCTTTGAGTCGGAATCGCAGGACTTGGGGGGCTTCGTCGAGATCGTGGAGCGCGGCGCGTTCGACGATGTCATGCGGTCGAACCCAGACGTCTTCGGCAAATACAACCATGAGCGGGTGATCGGCCGCACCACCAGCGGCACCATGCGGCTGACGGTGGATGAGCGCGGCCTCCGGTACGAGATCGACCCGCCCCGGTCGGCGGCCGACGTGGTCGAGCTGATCCAGAGAGGCGACGTCCGCGGGTCAAGCTTCGCCTTCCGTAGCCGCCCGGCCGACGAGTCGTGGTCGAAGGACGTGAACGGCCGGATGATCCGCCGCATCAAGCGTTTTTCGTTCCTTGGCGACGCCGGCCCCGTGGACACCCCGGCCTACTTGGCGACCGAAACCTACGTCAGCAAGCGTGCCCTGGAGATGGCGAATGAGCAGCGAGCGGATATCCCTCTGGTCGAAGATTCTGCGCGGGCTGTTCCGCAGCAGCCCGAAGCCAGCGAAGACGCAGCGGTGGAAGCCGCAGATGAAGCGCGAGCCGCGACCGTGATGCACGCCCCCGGCGACTTTGTGGCGTGGGACGGCGGCGTCGGCCGCGTGGAACACGTCATGGCCGAGGGCCAGTTGGGCGAGTATTCCCAGGAGCCGATGGAAGCGACGCCGGGCGATCCGGCCGTGCTGATCCGCCTCTGGGAGTCGGACGACGGAATGTGGGAGGAGAGCGACTACTTCGTCGCCAAGCGGATGTCGGAACTGTCGGCACACGCCGACGTTTCCGAAGTCGTCGAAGACGACGAACGCGCCGTGAGCCTGAAGCCGACGGCCGGCATGGCGGCGGCGGCGAAGCGTGGCCTCCGGCTCCACGAAGAAGGGAAGAGCGGCGACGGGCTGAAGCCGGAGACGGTGGCTCGAGCGAATCGCCTCGCCCGCCGCGACGAGATGAACAGCGACTGGGTTCGCGAGATGAATGCGTGGTTCGCGCGGCACGAGTCGGCGAGCAAGTCGCCAGGCTGGGATACGCCGGGCGAAGAGAAGCCTGGGTTCGTGGCGTGGCTCTTGTGGGGCGGCACGCCGGCGAAGAACTGGGCGGCGAGGAAGGTCAAGCAGCTTGAGGCCGAGTCGGCTCGGTCGGCCGAAGTGGTCGTCGATACCACCGACTACATCGGGAAGGCGGCGGCGCTGAAGGCGGCGATCCTCTCGACTCCGTTGCACGGCATACGCCACGCACGATAACCTACAGGTAGATACAAGGCTCGCGATGGATGTCGCGAGAGCAGTGCGAGTGCCTTGAGGATTCAAGGCGCGGCGCGCTTGCGGGAACAAACCACCCGCCGGCCGTCGCGCATCTGTCATGCACGCCTGGCCGGCTCAGTTAGGAGCAGGCCGAACATGGCGAGCAACCTCAAGCGTCTTCAGGATCGTGCTGCGGCTCTGGCCGCTCGGATGAACGAACTGGCCGATGTGGCCGAGCGTTCGGAGGATCAGACCTCGGAGCTTCGGAAGCTTTCCGACGAAGCCGACAAGGTCAAGTCCGATCTGGAGTTCGAGGGCAAGCTCGCTGCGAAGGAGGCTGAACTCCGTGCGGTGGTCGAGAAGGCCGCCCCGGCACCGGCCCCCCTCGCGGCTCCTGCTGCGGAGGAGCGGAAGACCGAGATTCGGGCGATCTACCCGCATCACACGACCCTCCGCGCCTTCAACGACGGCCCCGAGGCTGTCGAGCAGGCATACAGGATGGGGCGCTGGATTCGCGGCAACGTGTTCAAGAACGCCGACGACCTCCGGTGGTGCCAGGATCACGGCGTCCAGAACCGCGCCCTCAACGAGAGCAGCAACGCTTCCGGCGGCGCACTCGTGCCGGAGGAGTTCGCCAATCGCGTGATTCGTCTTGTCGAGACCTATGGCACGT